TACATCCCAATCCCCGAGGCTGATAGAGCGTGTCCCGCTCTCTGTTATCTGTGAGCGCCCCGGAGCAGAAACCCGGCAGGGGATATTTTCAGCAACGCTATTGAGGCGATTCTCTCGTCCTCCGTAGGCAGATTTAGAGCCAATGGACGCACGAAGGACAGAGCACTTCTGCTTCAGAAAATACTTAACGTGCATCGACTGGCGAGCCTGGAGAGTCATCTAGAACACCCATGCCCCGGTGGTGAGATTGGCGCGTTTGCGGTACTCTGCCGCCTCTTGTGATGCCTTGATGCTCTGCCCGTCTCCGGAGAAGTCCACGTTTGCCGCAACCTTCGCCGCCTTGAGCATCCAAGCATCGTGGGTTGCGCCGCCTAAGTCGTAAGCGCCGATAGAGTCTGCGCCATCGTCTTGCCAGCGCAAGTCACCTGTGCCGTCATCAAAGATTTGCCCGGTGTGGGCGTAGGGAGCATCAGGCCACTCGGGGCCGAGTCCACTGTCGGCGCTTGTTCCTGCCACAATGCACCGATAAATTCGCCCATTGCTGAGGCGAACACGGCTACCGACTATGTAGGCGGTAGCCGCCACGTAGTCGGAGTAGCGCAGGTGATCGGCTAGTATCTCGTCAATCTCAACGTCTGTTAGGATTGGCTCGACACTTGCCTGCACCGTGCGCTTGAGGGCCGCGCGCGCCTCAGCTAGAGTCATTAGCCGATAATCTCCACGGCAAAGCCCTTTTGTGCTGCCGTGATCGGGGTTTCCTCGGCTTGGCTCAGGATTGCCATGACGCTACAGAACGTACCAGTAGTACCGTCTCCACCCGTCAGCGAGAGATCGAAGTAGCGTCGCTTACCGCGCAAGTCCACCTGAAACGCGTAGATGGTGTTATCCGACGTCGCGCTGGGGAGGGTAAAGTCGGTGCCACCAACAAAGCCCGTCACGTTGGCAAAGCCGGAGCCGCTGGTATCGCTCTGCTGGAGGGCCATAGCGGTGACCGCAATGTCCATAGCGCCAAAGGACACCAAGACGGTGAGGTAGTTGTACTTGACACCACCGATAACTGTATCAATCTCAGCCGTGGTAAACGCGGCATTGTCCACAATCGCCGCCGGGGGCGTTACGTTCTGGACATAGATATTTTGAAGAGGGATTCCCATTTAGATTCTCCAAGGGGCAGGCCATCCCGCCCCTTAAACGTAGTCATTAAGCTGCGGCGGTGATGAGTCCAACGATTGGGCCGGGTACGCGCTGGCTGGCAGTTGCTGAAGCGTTGCCAGTGCTGTGGACGTTGATGTCCAGACGAGCCGTAGCCTTGAGGACGAGATCGTCGTTCACGAAGCGCACATGCTCCGAGCGCGAAACCGTGATGCCGCGACGGTTGCCCAGGATGGCAGCAGAGCGCAGATCACCAAAGAGGGCGCAGACTTGGCTGTTTGCCTCCACGCTTGGCATCACTTCGATAAGGTTTACCGGGTAGCCCATGAACATATCGCGGCGAGTGCCGTTGATGAGCTCGGTGGTGGTGGTTCCACCAGCCGACTCAGCAAGGCCTACCATCGTCTCAAAGTAGAGCACGGGATGGACAAACCAGGCAGCATTGCGACGTGCGTAGCTGGGGCATCGACCAATCACGGAGCGGAAGTCAGCGATGGTAAGCTCACTGTAAGCGTTGCCCGTGCCGACTCGTAGCCCGGCAATGTTGGCGATGGTGGCAGAGAGTCCCTTGAGCTTGGCAGTGGCTCCGATGATGCCGCCGAATGTGCTGGTGCCGTCTCCGGTAAAGCCTGCCAAGTCCTCCTGGTAGGCCATCTGGTAGGCCATCTCTTGAGCGAGGTAGTTGGCAAGATCGATCACCGAGTCCTCAGACAGCTCAGAGGAGAGAACCGCGTAGGCCGCAAGTTTCTTGGCAACAAGGCGAACCTGATCCCATGCCATTGTGCTCTCGCTGATGCTGGCAGACTCGCCAACCCAGAGGGCAGAGAGGCCGGTAGAACGACGGGAGATAGTTGCCACGTCAGAGGACATGGGAAGCACTTGGGCGAACTGGCGGAACTGCCCGTACTGGTTGCGGAGATCAATGATGGTATTAACAAACTGATCCGGAACGAAGAAGCCGCCGCTCTCGTTGTCTCGCTCGAAATGCGCTTTGAGTACACCGATGCTCTTGCAGTAGTCAGTTGCCTTGGTGGCCAGAGCGCCAATCTTGTCCTCGCCCATGAGCGAGAGACACCACATACCAAAGCCGTAAGCGTTGGTGGCCTTCTCCTCGCGAGTAGAGCCTTCCCACTGATCCACCTTGGCACCCGCAGCGCTTCGCAGGATGAGCGTCTTGCGCTCGGCCTGTGGGCTGGTGGCGGTAGGCAGGGGCAGTGCGTTGGCAGGAGCGTTGGCAGAGGCGCGAGCCTTGGCGCTTCGCTCAGCGACTTCGAGCTGCTTGTTGACAGACTCAATCTCACTCACGACGGTATCAAACTCCGCCATCTGTTCGGCAGACAGGAGAGTGCCGGCCTCAATCATCCCCTCGAACGATTGGCTCTTTTTCTGGAGAGCATCCAGTTTCTCTTTCAGGTTCATTAGTTCCTCAATGCGCGCGAACGAGCCGCAAGAGCGCGAGCGCGTAGGTTTATTTGCATGGCGCTATCCGCGCCCGGACTTGGGGGAGAGGTAGTCTCTCCCGGTGGAACCTCATCTGTTTCCGCGTCCCGCAGGTGTGCTTTGAGGTTGGTAATGGACTGCGCGGCGATGCTCCGAGACTGCCCTGCATCCCGCAGGAGATTCTCTAGCTCACGCACTGTCGAAATTGGTTTTTGCGCCGCCTGTGCTTTGGCGTCAGAGCATCCATGCTTGGCGCTCATGGCCTCGGCTTCAGGGTTGGCGGGGATCGTCACGATGCTGTACTCAACAAGCCGACTGACTTTAATGATTGCGCGGATGTAGTCGTCATAGGCCGCAATCGCCGCCACATCCAGCAAGTCCATGTTGATGCCCAGGCCGCGAGCGTAGGTGAGAAGCTCCATGCCGTTGGGGAAGTCTATGCAGTCTCCCATCTGGCAGAAAAAGCCCACCGATAGCCCCACGCTCTTGCCTGCCGCGATACGCTCGGACGCCACAGCGCGAACGTCCTGCGCTTCCGACGTGCTATGAAACGTTGCCTCTGTGTAGAGCATCCGTCCACGCTCCTCGGCTATTGTGGGGTAGCCGATAGGCAAGTCATCCCACTCATGAGCAAGCGCCACAAAGCCAGAGCGGAGGAACTCGGCAAGCACTTCAGGCGAGAACGCACCCGGGAATATCACGTCACCGTGGCTGTCGATGTTGCCGATGCCAGCCGCCGCGCCCTTGAGCGTGTTGGCCTCCAGAGCCGCATCAGCTGCTTTAATGGCAAAGCGCTTGCGGATAGGTTGGGTAGCGTCGAATTGATTGGGTTTCATTGTGTTACCTCGGCGAGCGGCTTGACTCTCGTTGTCGGCCCCCACTGCGGATCGTTCTCCGTTGCGCTGAACGACTCCAGGGAAGCGCCAGCGCGGTACAGTTCAAAGCGCGATGGGCCTAGAATCTCAGCCTGATCGGACTCAGGGAGCATAGAAAAAAGCTCTGCGCCGCTTGCCATCGTCTCCCGCTCGTCAGGGATGCTCATGTCGCCGGTAATCTCAGCCCAGGAACGAAGATTTGGGAGCATTACACACCTACACTGAGGATGGCTAGGCATGATCTCAGCGGTGGTAGAGAGCGTGCCGTGTAGCGCCCAGCAGGAGACGCAGGTGCGCGAGTCAGCGGCAGAGAGTCTGCGGTATCCGCTCAGTACGTCACCATTGGCGGCGTAGGTTCGGCGCGTAGCCTCGCGTGAGGCTCTGAGCATCTCCGTTCGCGCTATGGCTTCCAGACGGGCGCGTGAGACGCTTGTGGTAACAGAGAGGCGCTGTGCTACGGTGCGCGGATTCTCGCCCTTGACAATGCCGTCGAGGAGAGCGTTGCGAATCAGCAAGCCGGTATCGCCAGCAAACGAGTCCAGAAGCGTAGAGAGTGGTGAGCCATCGGACGACAGTCCCACAAGCGCTTCAAATGCATCAGAGGAGAGAGTAGCCCAGGGGAACGTCTTGCCAGCGGGCACGGCTCCTGCGGCGGCTCGCGCTAGAGGCTCGGCGTACTGCGTGGTGGAGAGTATCGTGGCTCGTTGCCCGTCCTCGACAATCGCCGCGCCTCGATCCGCAAGCCCAGAAAGCTCATCTGAGATTTGATCTTGGAGAGTGAGCAGACGCTTCAGCGCTTCGTCTCGCCAGCCGGCTGTCTCTTGGTGCTTGCTGATGTAGTCCAGCAGCTCCTTGATGCGCTTGTCTAGG